ATGTTGCGCGGGATCGTCTGCTATTTCGCTTTCTGTATAATCGACAGTAAAATAATATTTGGCTGGAAACATTTTACCATCAATTTTAGCAAGCCAAGGACAAGGCGTTGCTCTATTTATGACATATACTGAATTATGATGAGACGAGCAATCCCAGGGCTGAGCATCGTAAACTTGCATGGGTTCAGGCCATTCTTCAAAAGGTGTATCGCCAACTAAAGCTGTTATAGGCATACGAGCCCACATAGCTCCACCGTGAACTGTATCTTCAGGCTCGCCTTCAGCCTCAACACCTGTAAATATTATATGAAAACTAAGACATCTGTTTGGCATTGTAGTAACACCAACAGCCATAGCGTGTAGAAACTCGCCGTGATACTTATCGTGATTGTGTGTATATTCTTTCCTTACCCAGCATTTAAAGTAAGGAATATTGCTGTAAAGGTATGGCACTTACTATATATTATTTTCCGCCTCTTTTATTACCTTTGGTTGCGCCGCCATATCTATAGCCTTTGGATGCGCTCCCTCCTTTTCTGTAACCTTTAGCTGTGCCTCCTTTAGACATGCCAGGTTTTTTCCCGCCTATAGGACCACCCTTTGACATACCAGGTTTTTTACCGCCCATAGGTCCGCCTTTTGACATTTTTCTCATGCCGCCTTTTTTGCCGCCTTTGCCATAACCTTTTGTTTTCTTAAACATAATAACTCCTAAGATATAGTAGTCTTTTTTCTACGATTGTTCATAACTTTACCACAACCTCTTGCTATAAAGGTAATTTTTTTAACTGGCCCACCTGTGCCCATTCTTACTTTTGCTTTTTTTGTATTAGCAACTACTGTCTTACCTTTTGCACCAGCTCTTTTCTTTTTTCTGGCTGTTTTAGCTCTTTCAGCTTTAGATAAACTTCTTGCTTTGGCTGCTGGTAGACAGCGATCAGGATTTTTTTTATTTTTGCTAGTGCCACATGGACCTTTAATTGATCCATCTGTACCAATCCTAACCCAATTTTGTTTACGCCACTCTGCTAATTGTCCCATAAGTTTAACTAGATGATCTCATTACAGCTCCAAAGCCTGCATTGGCAATACCACCACCAGCATACTTTTTTCTTTTGCTTTTTTTGGCTTTGGATTTTTTTGCATAGTTTGGATCTTTACAATATTTAGATGCGGCCATATTTGCATATGCGCTTGGATATGTATCAAATGTGCGTTTTGCCCAAGCTTTTCCCTCTGGACATATTTTACCGCCGCTCTTTGCTTTTTTTGCCATTATTTTATTCTACCAAATTTTTTTAACAACGCCATTGTCTACGCGACCAATAGTTTGCTTTGGTTCTATCGCTACCTAAATTTTTACTACGAGCACAATAAGCTTTTCTTTTTTTAGGATTATTAGGATGAGCTCCCAGTTTAGGATCGCCAAAAGTCACGCGTTTGATATTACCAGATGCAGGATCGCGAACAAAAACTTCTCTAGTTTTTTTACCAAATCCAGGAGAACCTTTAGAGATTCTCCTAGGTTTGTTTAGGGTTACTTTTTTACCCTTATACTCAGCCATTAATCGTATTTTTTGATTAACACCAGGATAATATTGTAAGTATCGCCACTAGAATGACCGACTGTTGTAAAATCTATGTCTCCAGTCACTCCGCTGCCCGCATTGTTAGGGATAGCTGTAAAATAGTCATAATACTCATCGCCTGTACTATCAGCAGGCAACCCTGCCAATAATACATTTGTAGAAGCATCAAATTCTATATTTACGCCCATACCTCTTGTCATCCAATAAATACGCGCAACAGAAACTTTGGTACAGGTTTCACCCCTGCCGTTTTTAGCTAACGCAGATACGTCAACTTTTTTAACAGCGCTTTCGCCTGAACCGTCTGAAACATTAGTAAATTTAACAACGGCTTGTCTGTCGCCATCCTGTATTGTTTGGGATGTAACTGTATCAGCCATATTTAACTCCTAATATTAAGCGTCAGCAAATGGAGTAACTATAGTTCCTGAACCTAATACTATACCTTCGATATTGTATTTAGCAGATGCCATAGCAGTACATCTAATAACAGAGCCTACAAGACCACCTTTGGTTGTACCGTTAAAAGTAACTACATCGTTTGATGCGCCTGATATGAATACTTTACCACTTGCGTTGTCTTTACCAAGATAAAGACCACCAACAAACTTGTCTGTACCATCAGTTAAGATGTCCATATCAGTAGCTGCGGTTTCAATAACAAAAGTAAAACTAGCGCCTAGGTTGTTTAATTGATTTGGGTCATCGTCGCTGCCTGGTGCAGTAGCAACAATACTTGGTAAGGTAAACTTACCATCTGCATCGTTACAAAGTAATATTTTGCCTGCATGAGCATCAACGGTTAAAGTAGTATCAGCCGTTAAGCTAACGACACTTGCATTACCCGATGAAATAAAACCAGATAAGGATCTAACTGGTCCTGAAAAAGTTGATTTAGCCATAATTTTCTCCTAACTAAATATGTTGCGCCATCTTTGGAGTAAGTCTGCCGAGCCAGTTGGTGCAACGATTAATCTCGGTTTAATTGATTGTAAGTTAAATATTAGAAAAAAGAAAGGGAGCCGAAGCTCCCTTAGAGGAGTAATCTCTAGGTTAAGCCCCTTGAGATCCAAATACGCATCTGTAGTTTGAGAAACCAAAAGAGTATCTCTCTCTAGCTTTGTAGCGCATGTTACCTGTGTCGAAGTCACCTTCCAATGAAGTTGTCATTGGGGATCTTTCAAAATGCTTGAAGCCATCTGGACAATCAGTCTTAATGAAGAAAGCATCAGTATCTGTCAAGTAGTGGTTGACCACATATCCTTGAGGTAGCATACCTTGATTTCTTATTGAGTTGATGTCGTTGTCAGATGTTCCAACTCTTCCAGGACTGCTCATAAGTCTATCAGCAACAAATTGCAATGCAGGTGGGATAATTAATTTTTGCCCTTGCAAAGCAATGGTTAAGTTTCTGTCGTCAACAAATGTTGAGATAGAGATAAGTGCATCTTCCAAAGAAGTTTCATTCAGATCAGTGAATGAAGAAGGCCTGTTACTTAGTGTGCCACCACCACCCAAAGGGTGATCTGTAGCAATAAGTGGTTTGCCGTCTCCACCATTAAAGTCTGTTGAAAACGCATTATTTAAAACCGAAGCAGCTTTAATTTGCTTCGTGTTCGCCATAGATCTAGCCAAGGCTTTTGTGTACCTTGAACCAAGTCTATCGTAAAGGTTATCCTCGACTGCCTCTTCAGTTAGAGAGAAAGCAAGTGATATGGTTTCGTGTGTGTAACGAGATGTATAACCCTCAGTTGAGTTATCAAATGATACACCTGCACCTTCAGCTTTTGTTGGTGCACTGCCGAAACCAACGATCATTACTTCTTCTTCAAACGCTCTGTCTGAAGTTTCAGTCTCGAAGATTTCTTCGTGTTCAGAATCGTAACGGTTGTATTCCATGCCAAAGAGTGCATTTAATCCTGGTTCCAATTCTTTCGCTAATTGAGCTCTGTTAATTGCCATGATTTATACCTCTTAAGCTAAGCCAGCGCCTTTGACGCCCATTATGTGATTTTGAATTACTACAAGCACATTAGTATTCGCTGAACCAACATCTGAATTATCAGGATCTTCTGATATATCAATTGCTTTCAACGGCAACGTAGTAGCTGTAGCCCCTGTGGTGACGTCTAATTCTGCGCCTGATTGTCCAGTGATAGTACTTGAACTGTTTGTATAAACAATATCAAAGTTACCGAACAAGTCAGCAACTGGGAAAGTATCATCAGCTTGGATTTCATACACAACATCAGGATCGTCAATTACAAAAGCGATAATGTCTGAAGCATTGGTGCTCGCTGGATAGTGAGCGCTAAAGACTTGTTCGCTTGTTGTAGGATCGGTGTATTGACACCCTTGAAAAACTCCAACTATAGGAACTGTTCCGCCATCAGCGTGGATTTCTACAGTACCACCAGTAACTTGCGCTACCATGTCTCCTGTAAATATTGCTGTTCCATAGTTTGCAGCGATTCTGTATCGGTTTGCACCACCAGATAAAGGAGCGCCGCTAAGTTTTTTAACAGGTTTCATACCGAATGAAGCATTTTTATTTGCCATTTTTTTTACCTATAATGTTAAAAATATAATTTAGTGATAAAGGATTATTCTCTTTCACCACCACCAAAAGTAACGCTTGAACTTCTCTTCGGATTTAATATCGGAGAAGATGGGTCAGATTCCTTCATCAAATCATTATCAATTGCATCTTGTTGCAATTGGGCACGGTTGGAAAAGTAAGCGTTTCTTTCTTCCCGTGTTTCATTTGGAATCTTTGCCAAAAGCAAACCACCCACAGCGACAACACCTTCGTGCTTACCATCGTCCATCGTTGGAAGTTCAAAGTCTCCAATCTCTTCTTTACGCACCAGTTCAAAACCTTCACGTAATCTCGACATTACATTCTTTCTATCTTCCTGACCGACAATTTCGGCTCGAATCCACCTGTAGGTATAACCTTCGGGTGGTGGCGGTGTCTCTAACATAGAGGGGGGACGCCAAGGTTTGCGAGCTTCACTTGTGGCTCGAGTATCAGCAGAACGCGGAGTTCTGTCATTGGATTTAATGTCTTTATCAGTCATATTTTATCCTTTTAAATGTTTAGCGTACTCCTTTAAGGGTACGTTTAATCTTTTAGCCATATCGACTTGACTTTTAGTCAGTCGGACTTGTTTTCTACCTTTAGAGTTGGTTGTTCTACCAGCAGGTGCAACAGTCTGTTGTATCTTGCTTGGCTCGACACTTCCACCGTCCGAAAACTTATGTGGAAACTCAACTCTCATTTGTTTGTCTATCTCATCATAATACATAGGATCGTCAGGATCAAACCCTTGTTCCAAAAGTTTATTATGAATATTAAATGCAACCAAAGTCATTGGCTCATCAGAACCAAACCATTCATTCTTTTGGGCCCACTCTTCTGCCTTTGGATCAGGCTCAACAGTTTGTTGCGGCTGCTCTAAAGGGTTGGGTATGACTTGGGCTTGCGCGCTTTCAACACTTGGCGCTTGCATTTTTGTAAACTGAAGCTTGCTTTCTTCAACAGTAATTTTATCTAAAATCTCTTGAGCCTTAGTAACTTTGTCCCAATCTTGCTCTTGGTAAGCACTTTTAAGCACGTTATTAGCTTGAGCTCTTTGCGATTTTAATCTGTTTTCAGCTTCAGTTTGATAATTGCTGTTTAACTGAGTAGTGCTTTCTTTTAACTTTACATTTTCATCTTGTAAAGATTTTGCGTAAGCATACGCAGATTCAGCCGCTCTTTCTTGCTCACGCATTTTTTTAGTAAGCGTGGCAATACGTTTTTGCACATTCTTTGAGTAATCTTCATACTCATCTTTTTTTTCTTCACCAGGCTCTTCTTCAGAGGTTTCTTCAACTACCTCAACCTCATCCTTTGGCTCTTCTACTGCCTCGGGCTGAGTTTCGGGTTGATCTTCCTCTAAATTGACAAGCTCGCCGTCATCGACTTGCTCTTCAACCTTGAGATTTTCTTCTTGCATAAGTTTATCCTATGTTAAAGCGTGACTATGTCATCGGGATCTGCGATCGTAGCGATAACCTCGTCATCGTTAATAATACGGCACTCAGCGTCATCACCTAATTTAAAGCGTGCGCCTGCATACCTGCCAATCAATACCCATTGTTTTTCCTCACACCAAGGGGTATCACCAAACTTGTTTTGATCTTTATAACAAAGTGGACCCATTTTAACAACATAGGCAACCACCGATGCTAAAGCCTCTCTATCTACTGTGTCTTTGACTAACTGAATACCACCTTTAGATACGCCTCTACCTTTATATGGCAAAATTAATATGCGCCAACCCGTAGGGCTTGGCATCCTATCAATTAATGATTTATCCATCAAAGTTGGATCAAGAACTCTAGCCTCGGGTGATACAAAAGCATCGCTGACTTCAGTTTCTTGATTTTCTTTTTTGGTTTTGGCTTCGACCTCTTGAGCGATATGGTCAGGGACTAGAACTTTCTTCGTCGTCATTTTCTACTATTTTCTCCAGCAACTCTCTAAATTCATTTTCTACGTCGACGAGAGTGTTGTGACGTCCACGTAGATATTGGTATTGATCGTAAGACTCAACACCATTAAGCAATATGGCTTCGGTATCTTCTTTTTTTTCAGCTAACTTTTTTTTAAATTTATCAGCTAACCAAAGGATTGACATTAATAAATGCCAGAGAACTTACCGCCAAATTCAGCATCGCCCATTCCTCTGGCTTTGCCCTTACCCATACCAGGCTTAGCTTTATTGCTGACACTAACAGATTCTGTTTTGCCATAATCAACGCTACCTTTGTTTGAGTAAGATTGTTTTTTCATAACTTTTGGATCTTTTTCTTTTATCATAATTACCTTATTTAAGTTGACTTAATCCTAAGTCGATTAATTTTAGTTCTTTTTGTTGGTCAAGTCTATCTTTTGTAGTTTCGTCTTTCATAATCGCAATATCGCGTTGCGCATCTATACGTTCACGATCAATCGCATCTTGCCTAGTTTTTTCTTCAGCTCTGATTTGTTCTTTGATTTGGAACTGGTCACGTTCTTGCTGTAATTCTTGACCTTTGAGAGCTAATTCTTGTTTTCTTATTGAAACCAAAGGATCTTCTTGCGGCGGAGTGGCTACTTGTTGCGCAAACTGCATCATCAGTTCATTCATAATAGGCGCGCTAAACTGCGCCAAAATAGAGTTGGCTTGTTCGGTTAATTGACTGGCCTCGACAGGACTGACCG